GAAGGTTGGCATTCTAACCATCATAAAATACCAAGATCAGCTAAACACGGGATAAAGAAACATGAAATAGACTTAACTTATTATCTAATTTATAGCTTGTCTAAGTTGGGGTTATTAAGTAATCTTAAGGTATATTCCTGATTCTTATTACTATTTTTCTCCGTCCCTCCGACAAGATTATTATACCACAAAAACAAAAGCGGGTCAAGGATAAAGGTTGATTTAGAGCAAAAAAAATGGGGACCCGAAAAGGTCCCCATTTTAAGGTAAAACTAGAATTACATCAAGTTATTAACTTTAACTTTTCTGTAATACTGATTACCAGTAGATGTAGATGTACCAGCTTGATCAGCAGTAACATATGGATTGTCAACGATTCCATATCGGGTTTTAAATCCGATTTTTGGTTGGAATGTTTGCTCACCCATTGCTCTTACCATTTCTAGTGGGACGTACGGACAATAGAACATTCCTGCATCATAAGGACTTGGGCCCTTATAACCAACAACATATGTTTGTCCAGCGGCAATTGCATAGTAAGGATCAACATATACTTTCATACCATTCATTGTACCAACGAGGGTATTAGTATGTGCGTCACCACCAGTTGCATGACCTGTTTCCAACATTCCACCAAGAGCCATTGCTGAAGCAACATCAGCAGAACAAATCATAACATTACCACGGCCACGTCTTGTAGACGTACCGATTGAGTTACGATCACGTTCAATTTGATACATCAAACCTTTAAACTTCTCAACTGACCATCGGCCGTTAGAGTCTGTGTCAAGATCGAAAGTACCAGCAGCTGTTGTATTCGTAGCAGCACCCCAACGAGCATTTTTATAAATGCGTCGAACTACTTCACGATTGATTTCAGCAAGAATTTCATTAGAAAGAATGTTTGACAATTCTGTCTCTGCATCCAATCCATGAACTGCTTTCAAGTCTTGAGCCAATTCCGTGGTGTACTCAGCTTTAAGAGCTCGAGTTTTTGCCGTTACGGAAGTTTTCTCAATGGTGAAAGCCATCTCTGCGAAATAGTTAGGAGCTGCATCACCTTGTGCTTCCATGTTAGCAGTCGTGTCACCAGTACCTGATGTCCATGTTCCAGCAAACGGATTGTTTGTTCCGTCTGTAGCAACATGAGTACCAGCACCAGAGAAATCTGTGTCTGCTTCGTCATGGAGAGCTTCGGTTCCACCCTGTGCGGTGTAATTAGATTTCATTGCGAAAATGAGTCCCGTAGGTCCTGTCATAGGCTGAACACCACAAACATCATAAGCAATCAAATGAGGCATAGAGCGTCGAACTAAAGAGATCATAATAGGATCCCATTTAGCAACTCCACCTGTATCAGCCATAGCACCAGCAGAGTTAGCAGGAGCTGCTTCTGATAAAAACTTTTCTTGATTCTCTAACAAACGCAATGTTACATCACGCTTATAAGAATCTTTAATTTCAGGGAGGTCAGCATGTTCCATTACTGGTTGCCACTTCTCTGTAATTTGTTCTGATAAATACATAATTGTACTCCTTTAATATTTTATTTACTTAATTAAGTTTACTCTCAATCATCCCATAAATTAGTTTATTTTTTTGATAAATTAGAAATAGCACTCATAATACTGTCCATACGGGCATCACTTTTTCCATCAGCAACTGGATTGTTAGTACCGGCTGTTTTCTTATTATCATCTACTTCTTTTTTATCTGACTTGAAATAGCTGTTCTTGATGATGTTTAGTTTTTCTTTATACTGTTCATCAGTATCGTACTCAACATCCTCAGTTAATTCAGCTAACTTTTCTACATCAGTATCAACCATTCCTTCGGAAATCGTTTTGAAAATATGAGCAGCTTTATATGTATTTAATTCTTTCACGGTTTCCATGTGCTTCTCTGTTTGCTCGTCAAGTTTTTCTTCCAACTCTGCAACTTCAACGACTAGATTTTCAAATACATCTTCCTTCTCATCAGGAACATCAATATAATGCTCTTCAAACAACTTCTTCAAACCAGAAATAAAACTCTCGGTGACTTCGTTACGAACACCAGTTTCAACTGCAAGTTTATTTTCTGTCATCCATTCTTTTACTGTATAGTTGAGGTAGTTATCTACATTCTCAGTCATCTCTGTCTGCATAGACTCAATACGCTCATCATTCTCTTTCTTAGATTCTTCACGAATCTGTTTGCGAATACCAGCAATTTTAGATTTAACAGCAGCTTCAAAGATTGTAGCAGCTTTTGTTTTAAATTCTTCTGAAAGCTCTTCACCATCTACAAGAGCAGAAACGTCAGCAGAAACATCTACTTCAATATCTTCCTTCTTGGTTTTTGCTTTCTTACTTTCGTCAGCTTCTTCTTCGTCATCTTCTTCTTCATCATCATCTTTGGCTGGTGGGAATTCCTCTTTCTTGGATTTTTTACTTTCGTCTGTTTCTTCTTCGTCATCTTCTTCTTCATCTTCTTCGTGCTTTTCTGTTTTGGCTTTAACAGACTTTTTAGTTTCTTCCATATTTTCTGTATCATCCTTTACTTCCTCCTCCAATTTTTCTTCATCTTTAGCTTCGGCAGCTTCCATAATTTCTTTTTCCAATTCTTCATCACTTTTTCCATTTTCTACGGTTTCATCTTTTGCCATGTTGCTTCTCCTTTAAGATTATGTTTTAAGTCCATATATATTTATAAGATTAGAGATTTCCAAGAAATTTCTCGAATATCTCAAGTTTTTTAGCATCTAATTCTCTTGAATGAGTGGAATGAACATCTTTTTTAATATAATCTTCCATTTCACCCGTTACACTAAATTCTTTTCCCTCCATAATACCATTAACAAACGCTGCAGGAGCAGACGGGTCAGCTACAATATCAACTGTACTTAACACGAAATCCTTCTGTACTTCATTGACACCAGCCTTGTTTGTTTTTACCGTTCCCAATCCTCTTGAACTAACACCAAGTTTAACACCAGATTCTAAAAGATTTTTAACAATCTTACCATTTGGTGTGTCCATAATTTTTGCTTTACCAACAAAATTTTTACCATCTTCAACCAACTCAGTAATAAGATGTGAAACTCGGTCAAGGTTTATTGTAGGTCCCATTGGATGTCCAAGTTCACCTAATGCCCTGCCCTCAGTCACAAATTTCTTATTATAATTTTTGACTTCACGTTGAAGAACAGGAAAAGGATAAATTCTACCATTCTGATTTTTAACATCAGATTGCATGAATACACCTTTGATGTACTGTTGCTTCCCTTTACCTTCCACAATATATTCTATCTCATTAGTGTGTTCTGTAATAAGTTTCATTTATTCCACTCCTTCTTCTTTTTTATTCTTTTTGGCCATTCTTTCTGTTTCTGCTGCTTTAACTTTTGGTAAAATTTTCTTAGCGATCTTTTTAATAAGGGCTTTCTTTTTATCTAATTTTTTTTCTAAACTTTCTCTACCAGACTGTGATAAGTCAGATTTACTTTTATCTTTTAAAATTTTCTTAGTAAGAATTTCTCTTGCTTTCTTTTGCGCTCTCTTTTTTAACTTTTCAGGATTAGCTTTTTTCTTCATGGCAAGCGCACGTTTACGAGCAATCATTTTTCCTTTTGCCTTCATTATCCTAGACTTCTTATTACGTTGTGCTATAGATAATGCTTCATCTTGAGTTTCTATGTTATCCATCTTTAGCAACCTCTGGTTGTGTTTCTGTAGGTTCTACTTCTGGTTCTGTTTCAAGTTTGGTATACTTAAATGCACTTTTAAAATTATCAATAGCACTATGTGTTTTATCTTTCATCAATGATGCAAAATCATCATTTGCTTTATTAAATTTCTTATCTAAAATATTTTTAATAATGTTTTTCTTTAAATCACTCATGTTGTATTTCCTTTCATTAGACTTAAATTTTCAATAATAAAATCTTCATTGTTTATTGTACTTCTTAAAGTATTTTCATCTATATTATATTTACTAGATGCCTCTGATATAGCTCTATCAATCTTAGTAATACCATATTTATCGGTCAACATAAACGCATATCGAATTGCATCATGTAAATTATTTAAATTAGAAGAAACTGCTTTTCTTTTATAATTTTTAATAAAGCTAGATTTTCTTAATGCCATTAGAAATCTCCCATATCACCTGTATCACCCATATCATCAACGGAGTCTAGTTCCGCTTCTTCTTTTTCCTTATCCATTTGTGCTTGTAATGTTTTAATTTCTTCGTCTGTTTGTTGAAGAATATTCTTTTTAACCCATTCATTGGAAATATACTTACCAATGTATTCTTCAGCTTGAGCAAGAATTTCAAATCGTTCTCTCATTATTTCATTATTTTTCAATTCAGAAAAATGTGCATCTTTTGTCCATACATAATCAAGATTATCTTTAATATCAAACCAATCTTCTTCTTTAATAATACCCTTTAAGAGTAATTGGATTTTCAACAAGTCTGTGAACAAATGAGAAAATCTCTGTCTCAATGTCATAATAAATTTACCAAACTTAACTTCATCTCTGTTAATCTCTGTAGCTCTACCAAGATTAAATGCAGTTTGTTCTGTTCCTTCTATTCTTGAAATAGGAACATTCAAAGATTGATATAGTTTCTTTCTGAAATATTCTATATCTTCAATCTCACCAAGATTCTGTCCTGATGGTAATGTAGAAATTTCAGTTCCTCTACCACCATCTCTCCGTGGTAGCCAGAAATCTTCTAACATTGACATTTGTTTTTTCTGATCTTCTACTTCACCCGTTGAAGCATTGTAAATTACTTTTTGTTTATATTTGTCCATTACAGAACGCAAATATTGTTCTGCTTTTAATTTCGGTAAGTTACCAACATCAATATAAAAGATTCGTCTTTCTGGAGCTCTTGCTAAACGATAGATAACAAGTGAATCTTCAATCATTCTTAATTGATTGAATGGTTTTATTGACTTATATAGATAACCTATAATAATTTGTTTTTGATTGTCCACCATTCCTGAATGAACATAAGAAATAGCATCTGGTGCAACACGAACTGCCGCAGAAACTATATTTTTATCTTCTTCGTTTGTGTAGACAAAATACTCCTGAGTATCTGTTACCATGTCTACACCTGTTACAGGATCTTTTTCTTTTTTTATTTCTTTTACTTTTTTTATGTTTAATGCATCAACAGAAATTAAATCTTGTATACCATCTTTTACTCTACCAGTATCAATAACAATATGATGATAAATTTTTCCATCAATATACCATTTACGAAATAAGTCTGATCCCGTTTTATTAAAATCTAATAGTTTTAAAAGTTGTTTAAATTCATTAGATATTTTAGTTTTTATTCCATCACTCTGTTCTACATTGTCTAAAGAAATAGCAACAGTTGGTTTCCCATCTTCGTGAACAACAGCTTCATTAACAACATCAGAAATTGCTAAGTCAACTTCTTGCGACATAGACATTTCACGATATTTCTTAATAAGAACATTTTCATCTTTTGCATCAATACCCGTATCTAAGTAATGACCCAATATACCACCAGCCTCAACGATTTGCGTAGCACCGTCAAGATTATCTGGTATTACAAATGATTTGTTCTTATTATCTGTTTTCTTTGCTATTTCAAAACCAAATAATTCAAATCCAGCCATAAGTTTTGTCCTCTATATTATTATAAAAAGAAAGGGGGAGAATCTCCCCCTTTTCAAAAATCTTTTAGATATTTCCAAATCCACCAATGCTAAATCCACCAATGTTAATACTACCACCAAGAGCGATATCAAAACCACTTCCTGAAGATGTACCATCAAGACCTTGACCATCAATCTTAACATTATTGACTGCAAAACTAACAGTATATTCTTCTACTGTGTCATTTGCATCAGATGTTAAATCAATAGCTGCTATAGTTGTCGGAAAAATATCTTCCAAAACATAACGTCTTATTACAGTACCTTTACGATCTAAATGTAAAACATAAGCGGTTCCATAATAACTAAGATCATCAAAATCAGAAATATTGGCAGAATTTGCATTAATTCTATTTGACCAATTTTCAAATGCTGATCTATGTTGCCAATTCGGATCATTCAAAACTGTTATTGTCCATTCCTCAAATGTTCTATCACCGGGAACTTGAAGTTGTCTACCCCGAAATGGAACAGGAATAGCAGTCAATGTTGACGCTGGAATTGGAGCTCCTTTACAGAAAAAATGAAAATCATTGAAAGCTTCAGGCGCTCCTTGAATATCTACCCTAAATAAATTAGGTCGTACCCCACCACGAAAGTTGGATGCGAAATCTGAAATTGTTGTAGCCATTTTTTATTACTCCTTTAAGTTTTATATATTTATAAGATTAACCACCGATTTCTGAGAAAGAAACGTCAGTTCGAGCGGCAATAAAGTTCAATTGAATGTAATTGATAGACCTTGCTGGTTTAACATAAATGTCTCCAACAAAACTATTCGTATCAATAATCTGTCCAGTATTATTTGAACTATCACAAACTACCTTAAAGTCAGTAATACCTCGTCTACCCTGTACTTCTCTCAAGAAAGGAGTAACCATATTAACAAACTGTGAACGCGTAAACTCATCATTGAACTCAAATAACATTGCTTTAGCAGCAATACTAATTGCTTTTTCCAAAACAATGAATAATCTTCGTACATTAATACGATCAAATGCACTTGGAACTGTCTGCATTGTCTTATCACCCCAAAGAACTACACCAGAGCCTCTTTGTGTAATAATAGGATTAATGCATAAAGGATACATGGTATCACGGTCTGCTTTAGTAGCTTCCCAAGATAATTTAACAACATTTTTAACTGTACCACGATTCAATCCGGCAGGTGACCACCAAGCATCATTCGTGAAATCTGTTCTTGCACACAATCCAGCAATGTCACCGTTCATTGGAACATAACGGAAAACATCATTGTATCTGTCGTACTGATATTTCCATGCACCATCCATAACTGCATAACTTGAAGAACCAAGAGCAGTATTGTCTGTGGTTAAGTTAGCAACTTGTGCAGTACCAGCATTTACTACTGAAGCTTTTGCAGGTGATACAAGAGCAATACAATCTTTTCTTACAGATGTAATATTATCAACAATCCAACGACCTGTCGTAGTTGATGCAGGTCCACCCATAACGAGTGTAACATCTACAACTTCAGGAGTTACATAAAGATTATATGCAGCTTGTAATTCACCATCTGTTAAAACATTATCATCAACACCAAGTGTTAATGAACCACCTGGCATTTGTAATGCATGAGTAGCACCATTGATTCGATTAAATGTTGTATTTGCTTTTGCAACACCAGCATGAGAATTACTATCTACTGTGGTTGCAGTTAATTGAGATGCAAGTCCCAACCAAATATATTTTGATTCATTTCTAAGTACGGTTCCAACATAGTTAGAAGAACCATCAATTCTTTTTGCATCAGATGCTTTACTTACAAAAGCATGTCTTTCTAATACTTCACCGGGTGTTCCTGTCCATAGACCATCTTCATCAACAACTAGAACGTGCATTTCATCCAAAGAACCACCAGAATTACTAACATCAGTTGATGTTCCGGGAGCTCTATCAAAGTTGGCTATGAATAATTGTTGGTCGGCTGTTCTTGCACTTAAAGCAAGTGCTGCGATTGTTGCCCAACCAAAACCATCTACACAAATAGCTTTTAAACTATTTCCCAACACACCGGGATATTTTGCAACAAATAATTGATCGGTGAATGTATCACTATCATAATCAGTTGCGTTGTTTACATTTGCTGCTGTACCAGCATCAGTATCACCAACTACTGCGTTCTTTGCAGATGTTCCAACATTTCTAACAACCAAAAGATTATTAGAATATGCAAGATAATTAGAAGCTGTGTGAAAATATTCTGCTGTATCATCATTTGGTTTGCCAAATGTTTCTACTAAATCGTTTTCTGTTGTGATTCTTGTTCTTTCTAATACAGGTCCCCATTGAAAACCACCACCAATCGCACCGATTGATGTTGCAACATTGGGAACAACTGTAGTAAGATCAATCTCACTAGTATTAATTCCTGGGCTTACTTGAAACGGCATAACTTTTCTCCTTTACAATAATTGCATTTTTTATATTGATATATGGGTCATCAAATTTTCATTATTTGTTATTTTACTTTTGTCCAAACTGTTCCGATTGAATCGACTTCATATTCTTGTTGATTTAATCCATTATCAATAATACCGAAAGGTGTTGTCAAATCTTCAATTTCACTTAATTGATTTTTATAAAGATTATCTCTAATATTTTGACTTGATAATTCTTTAAAATACTGTTGATCGACTAGCCATGCAAATAAAACCAATGTCATTACTAAATCATCATTTGCTCCTTCTTCTGCTGAGAATGTATCAGCACTCGAAACAAATGTTGCTAATTCTGAAATAATATCATAATCTGGTATTAGAAGTTTATCATCTTCTATTAAAGCTTTTAAATTAGAACAACCTATCTTTTTCATAGATTTTGTTGTTCTAACACCAAATTGTGAGTCTCTTTTACCACCAACAAAACCACTAAGTTGCTGACCATGCCTTCCATACCACGCTGTTGAAAACAAGTTTTCGTATTCCAAATCGTGATGAAGGACATCAGAAACCTGCGATCCTATATCATTTACTTCAATAAGAATATAAGCATCATTATACTTCTTACCTATAATATTTATAATATTTGGAAACACCAAGGGAGCAACCGTATTACTTCTATATTTTGCCACAATTTTGTACGGAATCTCAGTAATATCAAATACAGTAAAGGCAGAATAGTCAATTCCCTGTCCACGAGCCACATCAACTGTTATAATATAAGAATGGCTCGGATTGACCTCCTCAAACACATCTACATCACTTCTTGTATATACTGGATTACTATACGATAATTCTTGTAATTTTTCATATGAAACAAGTGTATTTGAAGAACCTAGAAACTCTGCTTCATATTCTTGCCGAAACGCATCTGCACCAATAGTTGATTCAATTTTTTGCTTCCATTCTGGGCCACGATCAGGAACTGCTGTCCAATGTACTTTGAAGGGTATAAAATCATTTGTACCATTTTCAGCATCATTCCAATACTTGTGAAACATATTGAAACCATTCGGTGTCGATACAATAATAACTTTTGTCTCTTTACCAGATGAAATCGTTGGATAAACAGACCGAATAAACTCATCTGCTATATGCCTTTGTACATGGGCAAACTCATCTAGTAAAATTGTAGAAAAAGAAAATCCACGAATTGCACTTGATGATGTGGAAGAAGCAATAATCTTACTTCCATTTTCAAGTTCTAAACTACCTTTGTTCCATTCTTTCAAACCTTGTTGAAGAAACTTTGGAAGATGTTGATAAGCTATCTGAATACGATTAAGTAGTTCTCTTGCTGTTGCAGCTTTGTTTGCAAGAATACCAACAGTTTTAGATTCATTAAAAAGAACATAATGTAATAACCAACCAAGTGTAGTGGTTGACTTACCAACCTGTCGGCCAGTCTTTACAATAACATTTCTGTTGTCGGTTAAGGTGTTTATTAAATCTTTTTGGAAGGGAAAGAGGGTGAAAGGAATTAAGCCTTCGTCAACATGAACAATCTTTACATATTTTTCCAAGAAATATACAATGTCATCACGACAAGTTATAAATTCTTCAATATCTTCTTTTGTAAAATTATGTTGAACATCTGCTTTCTTCAGCAGAGAGTTCCCTAAATATTGGTCACTCATAAATTACCTATTTATTTTTATTCAATAGTTTTTGTAATTCAGCTGTTGAACCTATGAATAAAGAATTATTAACTGTTGAAGGATCTTTTGTATCTTTCTCAATTTCTTTTTTTGTTTTCTGTAATTGCAAAAGTTCTTTTGTTGTATTAGTCAAACCAGAAATTAATTGAGTAACAACTTCAAACGCTCTAGGATTTTCTGATTCTTTTGCAACTGCTAATAATTCATCAAGAGCATCATTACCTTTATCTAGGAGTGTATGATACTGTTCCTGAGAAAATTCATACTCAGTCGTCAAGTCCTTAGTGTTTACTTCAACATCAGGTGATTGGTTTTTTTCTTTTTTAACTAATTCACCACTAATGTTAAGAACTTTATTTAATTTTTCTACGGTATCTTGTTTCATAAATCAGTAATTGTTTTTGTAAATCCGAAATCATCATCAGCATCAGCTGTTAGTGGATCAGGTTTAATATCAATATTCACATCTTTCTTGTCATTCATATTAGCACCTAAATTAACATCAACTTCTCGTATAATACCTTGGTCAACAGTTCTTCCATAGATATGACCTTTAACAGTAAAAGTTAAAGTATGTATTAAAGCTCGTCTTGTTAAAAAATCACCTTCATATGAATCTTCAGTTGTTACACCAGTTAATATAATTGGAATATCTCGTTTAACTCCCATTGTAGACATTTCATTCATAGTGACTTGAAATTCTGGTGTAAAGTATGGAAGTATTTGTTCCAGAATTTGTGTTCCGTCATCACTATACTTTACCATAATACTTAAAGTAATATTAAAATCATATGGAACAGGATTATACATTCTAGTTAAATCAGTAGTGCTTCCTGTTTTTACTTTTTTAAATTTCTTTGTGGTCTGTAATTTTCTTGCAGGGTCATAAGCATAATCAGTAATTTCAAATGACATTCTTGGTAATGTTATTGAATGTGTTAAAGATTGTTGGTTGAGTTTACTTAAAAACTTTTCGGAGGGCCCGTAAGCAATAGGAATTTTAAACTCACGCTCAGTAGTTCCATCAGACTTCAATCGTTTTACAGAAATATCATTGAATACTGTTCCAAACAATACTACAATATTTCTTATATTTTTATTATATGAATGATAACCAAACATTATAAGTCTCCTTCACTCCACGGATCTAATTCTGTAAAATCTAATACACTATCTCCATCTGTTTCAAAAATCTTATTATCAGCATATGGAACTGTTGGTAATACTTGATCGTCAACTGTTCCTTGGTCATAATATGCACCACTTGTTACACCAGTAACTTTCTTCGGTGCGGCAAATGTACCAGAGATATTATTAACTCTTAATGTTTTAGTAGTACCATTCCATGAAGCAACAGTACCTGTTGCAGTTGCAGTAGCAAGACTAACACCTTGATATATTTGTTCGTCAACTATAAAGTCACCAGAACCACCAGTAGCTGTTAATACCAAATCTATAGCATATGCATTTTCTCTTTCAACTTTATCAACATCTGTACCAGTAGCAATATCTTCTTCACCATATTGAAATAATTCACAAGTTAATTCAAAAACATAATTCTTTCCAACTTGGTAGAATGGTTGTTCATCTTCAACAAACTTAACTTCAAATGTACCTTTTGAATGTGGAAAATATATTAAATCACCTTCAAGTGGTTTAGTCATATCTGTTGCAAACTTAAATGAGTCTGCGTGAACAACTAAAATAAGTTCATCACGAATATCTAAACCAAACTTAGAAACAGCATCATCAGGTCCACCAAAATTATCAGTAGATTTAACATACATTTCAATTTCATATGCATTACTAAATTTAGACAAAACATCTTCATTCATTACTAAATCTTCTTTAACAAGAGTTCTAGGCAGATACATTACATCTATACCAGCCTGTTGTATAACCTCTCTGTTAATTTCGTTTAGTAAGTTTTGGTCTGCTAAGAAATTTTGAAAATAAATATTAGAAGCCATAGATTACCCTATAATTCCATCTGGAGGAAGTTCATATTTCATATTCATTTCTTCTTCAATTTTTGTAATTTCTTCAGTAGCTTCAGTAAATATAGTTTGTCCATCTAATGAAATACCACCCGGTAAAGTAACACCAGTAAATTTCTTTAAGTTACTTCCCCATTGTTGTTTGATTAATGCTGTTGCATATTTTTTCAAAAACATATCATTATATACTTCGGTGTATGTAGCCGGATCAAGTATTCTATATGCTTCTATAATAAGAATAGTTCCTACTTTAAATTTATTAGACCAATCTGTTTCCAAATATATTTTATTTTGTTTTCGATTAAACATCAATGTAGGTTGAACACCAAACAAATTTTCTACTAATGAAAAATTAGTCTGAGACATAGCCCAGTTAATCATTGTAGAACTTCGGAAATGTTCTAAATCATTTAATCGTAACTGAAATTCTTCATTAAAGAAACCCGTTTGAAAAGCATTAAAGTTTGGAACAGGTAATATACGAAGCACACTAACAATAGGATCTGCAGCTGCAATATATTCATTGTCAATATCAGTCTGTGTCATTGTATGCTTTAGAAAAACTTTCTCTACACCATCAAAATGATACTCTTGAAAAAATTCAATCGCATCATCAATACGATCAGAAATTTGTTCGTCATCAACATTAATTTCTGTTACTGGTGCGCCGAGCCTTCTTAAACAGTAATCAATAAGTCCTTGCCTAGTAGTTATAGCCATATGATTATCCTAATGCTACAGCCATTACAATTGCTTTGGCAGTTGCTGTGGCTTCTGATATACCTGCTGCATTTGCAACTTCTACAACAGTTCCACCAGAGTTTCTAACATAAAGTTTTTGATCTGCTGTATTAACTGCCATTTCACCAAGTGCTAAATCACTAGTACCGGGTACTGCTGATCCTGTTTCACTTTTCTTTGGTTTTATTACTATTGCCATCTACTTTATCCTCTGTTGTTGTTTCTTTTGCTTCTTCTTGTAAAGTAAGTAACTTTGCTTCTAATTGAATATTCAATGCCACACTATCATTCAATTTCGTTTGTAAAACATTAATTAACTGTTGTGCATACTTTAAATCTTTTTGCGTCTGTTCCATAATTTACTCCATTATAAGGTTATTATAAAAATTAGAATGTACCACCATCTATCGTGTTTGTCCATGCAGGTGTTCCTGAATTACTATAAAGAAAATATTTATCAGTACCTGCAGCTGTTACAGCAATTGCACCAGCACCATTACCATAAAGAATACCATTAGAGGTAAATGATGCAGCACCAGTTCCACCAAATCCAACTGTTAATTGTGCAGGTGTTGTCCAAGTACCACTTGTTACAATACCAACACCAGTTGAACTTGAAGTATCAATTGCGGTTCCACCCTTTGCTGCACTAATTGCTGTTGCGTTCCAAGTACCAGTTCCAATAGTACCTAAAGTTGTGATTGCAGTTTGTCCAGCCCATGCAGTATTAATACGAACTTCATCACTTACAATAGAAATACCTGTTCCCACATTAACTGCAAGTGTATTAGAAGTTTTTGTAAGTCCATCACCTGCTGTAATTTGTCCAGCACCAGAGAACTGTGAAAACTCAACGGCAGTTGAACCGAAAGTAATTGCAGTATCCTGAGTCATTACATAACCATTATCTGCATTTGCAGAACCTTGTTCAACAAAGAAGAATACACCAGAACTTAATTCACTTGCTGTATCTGCATCAGTAGCTCTTGTCAATACTAGAGTTGCACCAACAGCACCAGCAGTAGATACATAGTAAATACCATTTTCAGTTGCAGGACTTTGATCTTTAACAAGTACCCTATCATTCAGAGCAAGGTTTACACCGTCAATAGCAACGACACCATTTCCTGATGCAGTTAATGTAGCACCAACACCAGATGAACCATTTGCATAAGTCCATGAAGAAACATCAGCAGTAGTTGCAACTTTAACTGAATCTTTTACTTCCAAACCTGACCGAGTATTATCAACATAAGTTTTTACTGCCAATGCAGATGCAAGAGTAGTATGTGTTCCAGCCGTACTTGATATATCCGTATCAATAGCTGTTATACCATCTAACAGATTCAATTCAGCTGCTGTTGATGTTACTAATGTTTCAGAACCAGAAGCACCAATACTTAAAGCTGCTGTCTTAACAGCATCAATATGAGAATTACTGTCTAATACAACTGCTTTACTTGCTTGTGCGGCACCTGCTGTTGTTACATCTACATAATTCAATTCAGCAGTCGTTGCAGTAACACCATCAAGTTTATTTAACTCTGTAGCATCTGCGGTAACACCGTCAAGTATATTTAATTCAGCTGCAGTTGATGTTACTTGTGTTGCAGAACCAGAAGCACCAATATGAAGATTTGTCATCTTCATAGTATCAATATGTGATGAGGCATTTAATACAACTGCTTTACTTGCAGTTGCAGTTCCGGGTGTAACATCTACATAATTTAATTCAGCAGTCGTTGCAGTAACACCGTCAAGTTTATTAAGTTCTGCACCTGTTGCTGATACTAATGTTTCTGAACCAGATGAACCAATATGTAAAGCTGCAGTTTTAACAGCACTTGTATGTGCATTAGCATCTAATACGACAGCCTTACTTGCTGTTGCTGTTCCTGCTGTTACATCCACATAATTCAATTCAGCACCTGTTGCTGTTACTAATGTTTCAGAACCAGAAGCACCGAGAGACAAAGCTGCAGTCTTAACAGCATTAACAGCTGAATTAGAATCTAAAACAACAGCTGAACTTGCTGTTGCAGTTCCGGCAGTATGGTCTAACATATTCATAAAGACAGAACCACCAATTATAACTGCGGCATTAGAACCTGCTTTTCCATCAGGATGTCCTATAAATAATTTACCAACACCAGCTTCATTTCCACTACCATCACCAGCAGCATAACTATAAGTCAACTCACCAGCGTCAATCGTTGATGTTGCACCACCAGAATTAGACGTAGGGACAGTTGAAGTAACTGTTCTTTTAATTTGAATAATACTCATTCTACCTCTCCTTTATTGTTAAGTAATCTGTCCACCATCAATAGTCATACTACCCCAAGCCGTTGCAACATATTTGGAAGTTGAAGCATTCCAAAGTAATATACTTTCATCTACAATATTTGAAATATCAACATCACCCATGTCATTAATATTTGTTCCTACTAACGCTGATGTAACACTTATAGTTCCTGCCGGATCTCCACTAGTGGTTGATTTAACAACACCACCAGAATCGGAGGATACTTTAATAACATCACTTGTATCACCAGTAAAATCTTTTTTGATAATTACATTTGCCATTTATTATGCCTTTGTAACATTGGGTTTAATGTGTATTTTTCCTTCCATAACTCTAGTAACTGTTCCTGCACTATTTGTAATCTCAACATCATAATAATAATAACCAGCTTTAATCGCTGCAGTTTGTGTTGCGGTTAAAGACATACTAATCCTACCTGAAGTATAAGGTGATGCTAATGTAGTTGTAAATGTATGATAATTAGTAGATGTATAATTTTTTCTTATTTGTGAAGCTACTGTAAAACCAGTAAGATTCATAGGTGTTGTACCATCTGCCTGATATACAGTAATATCATTGGTATATGTAGTACCTTGATCTATTGTAAGATTTAATATTCCCGCCATGTTGTTTCCTTTTTACTAATATTTATAAGACAATATCGTTTAATCACCCCATTGAATAAAAACTCTTGAATCATTATTTGATACTAATGGATTGAGTATTTCACCTATTTCTTTTACAAAAATATCTTTTGTAATTTTATTTACTTTACGATTAAGATGTTCTTGTTCGTTTTTATACCCAAAATCTTTATAGTTTCCACCTACTATTTCGTATGAAAATGATACTTCATATTCTAATGGATTGTTGAGTTTCTTAGCGTATACATCTTTAAAGAAAAAAATAACACCAGCAAACTTTCCATGTTTAATTTGAAAACAACATAATGATTTTGATATAAAGTTACTCAAGGTTTTGGATGTTTCTCTTTTACAGCTTTTAATTTTGCAGCCATATCTTCTGGAAAAGCACCAGCATGATAGAGTGCGTCTAATTGATCTCCTATGTCAGGATAATCTGATCTCCTATCTCGTTGGTATTTATTTTTATCGTGTTCTATCTTCCATGCATCCATAGCAGTTTTAATTTCCTCTGCCGATGGTTGTGGTTTATCTGAACTCCATTCTTTAATGTAATCTCCCTTACCATCAGAATCATTTTGTAATCTAAAATCATCATCAGTAAAACCTAAGTGTAAAAGACCGTAGTACATATACATAGTTAAATTCCTTTAAGACATTCTAAAACCTAAAAAGTAGGTTCCGTTTCTTGTTGTGGCATCAACATTAATGGCAGTATCAGTATGCCCTGCTGCATAATGATATAATTCAATATAATCATTAACAGATAAAGAAACCATTCTAGTAATAGTAAGAGACTCCCTTCTTCTGCCGGGACTTCCACCTGATGTTGACATAGTAGCCCCTGCACCATTACTAACCGCACCATTGATATAAATGTTGATAGATAAGTTTGTTAAAGCATTGGATGGTGAATACTCAACAATACCAGCTTGAAGATAATAGACTCCAGCGTGTCCACTAGGAACTACAAATTTATCATTTGAATTATCAAAGGCAGAATTAGAATCAACAGTAGCTCCACCACCCTGTGTTACTTTATGCCACGTTCCCGGTGTATGTTGCCAATAACCATTACCAGTAGAATAATAAAAATATGGTCTATTGGGTGTGGAAGATATACCTGTCAAACTCGCACCACTAATGGCAGGTAATGCTCCACTTAATTTTGAAGAAGTAATACCTGTAGCTAAATGTGCATCATCAACACCACCATTTACTAGATGTTCACTATTAACAACTGCGTCTGCTATCTTAGCTGCTGTTACTGCATCAGCATTTATCTTTGCTGTTGTTACAGCATTGTCGGCCACTTTAGCTGCTGTTACTGCATCGGCAGCGAGTGTATCTGTATCAACTACTCCGTCCGGCAAGCCACCCGCTGCTATTCCTGTTATGGTGCCATTACTGTTAATAGTTACGGCCATCTAGTTATTCTCCTTTGGGTATTTATCTTTTATTGCTTTTCTTTTAATTTGTAAAGCATCTAGTTCATCATCTAATATAGCATGAATACATTCTTCTATTGAAGGATATTCTAATTTCCTATCTCTTTGGTATTTATTCTTATCGTATTCTTCTTGTAGTCGAGTTATCTCTGCTTGTATCTCTGCATCAGTTGGTTGTGTTTGTACTTCGTCAGCCCAATAAATTTGTACATTCGTACCATCATTTTCTTCACTTGCAGAAAAGTTAGCAGTAGGACAAAGAGATGTAAGTGCTTGTCCAGTTGTTATTCTCATTCTATGCTCCTATTTCAAATGCTGTAACCGACCCGATTGAATTTTCATTCAATGTTATTGTTCCACTATTTTTACGAGCTCGTATTTGATATGTAATAGCTGAAGTTGTAGATGGCGAATCTTTGTAATTCAAAGAAAGTTCACCTCTTCTATTTGTTGCACC